ACTAAATGGAGGGACTAATGTTCTGAACCTTTTACGTCAGGTTCGTTGACGGTGATTAATTTCGCTGTTGGCGTAGAGGTGTTTGATACACACCTCGACGTAACGTAGGCCTAATCTGAGGCCTTTGGGGGTTGAAGTAAAATGTTTTTGTTGCCCTCTGTTCAGGGCGCTTTAGTGTTTTATGCGTAAACTCGTAAATCCAAAAAATGCGGGAAGGTTAAGTGTGAGGTGGGCGTCAAGCCCGCTAAGCGAAGTATAACCATGTACCAGCATACGGTTCTCAAAATCCATGAACAGTACACCAATTAGAGCAAATAAGCAACACGATCTGCTGAACGCACATACGGTGAACTGCCGGTATCGACCTCTTCACACATATAAGCTATGCCCGCGGGTAAGCAGTGGAATGTCGGTCCGTCTTCACGATGGAATATCTTTCGGGAGGCTGATAAGCGGTGCTCAGGGATAGACCCTGGGCCGCTTTGCCCTTCAAAAGACGTGCTTGAGGATACCCTCATGCACCTTAGTCAATCAGCCACGTTGCGCCAGTTTTCGAGCGCAGGCAGTGGTTTCATGTTCCGGAAAGTTATGGACTCACCTCCAAAGACGCGTAGCCAAGTACTGGACCCGTATCTCGAAAAGCTCGGCAAAGATCCTTCAAGGATCGAGAGGGCACATCGCAGATGCGCGGAGAAGGAAATACGGCGGCTCTTTCCCAAGGGGTGGGACAGAAACTGGAAGGCGGTGGCGGCGGACCATTACGTCGCGGCGGATAAGGCTACCTACACCAAGGGGCTGTCTGCCAGGGACTGTTGGGCTGGAAAGCACGGGTGGTGGATGCGACATGTTGTTGATGGAGTAGAACCCGACTGGGCTGAGCAGTGGATCCCCGAGGTTCGTCGTGTAAGTGTTATCGATGAGGGTGGTGGAAAGAGGAGAATTGTGACCATTGCCAGTGGTCACCAACATATCCTCGCCCCGCTCAATAAGATGATCTACGACAAGCTGAGTCGCACAGAGTGGCTTCTCAGGGGGGATGCAACTGTTACCAGTTTAGGCAAGATGAGCTATGCCAAAGGTGAGGTGTTCGTTTCGGGGGATTATGAAGCGGCGACTGATAACATCAGCTCGTCGTACCCTAAAACTTACCTTCGCCTACTGAAAGCATCGTCGCGCTTTGTGCCGGAGTGGATTTGGGACGCGGCCGTGGACTCCATGACAGGGTCCGTGGAATTGAAAAAAAGGGAGACAAAGGTGAAGTATTCACAGGGAAATGGTCAAATGATGGGCAACTATCTAAGCTTTCCGCTACTTTGCTTACACAATTATGTTTCGTTCGTCGTCGGCCTGGGAAGTATCCGTGCGAAGCAGATCATTAACAACGGTCTGCTTAAAGTCAACGGAGATGATATCCTCTTCAGGGCGAGTCGGGCGGAATTCGAACTGTGGGCGGCAAGTGTGCAACGTTCCGGTCTTGTCCTCTCCAGGGGTAAGACACTTGTGCATAGCCGTTTTGCAACCATCAATTCTACATTCTTCTGCATTACGAAGAAAGTACGCCGGGTACCAGTGATAAAGGCAAAAACGTGGTTCTACGTGAAAGATCCTGAAAAAGGGGTCGTCACAGGAGATGTGGTGGTAGGGAGGTTACAACAAGTCGCCCGTGATTGTAAGTCCAAGAGACCAGTCATCGCGTTGTTCCTGGGCGTCTGGGCAAATGAGATCCGCAGACTGAGGATGGGTTCTGTGTCGAATGGTCGGCAGTTACCTGTTCCCGCCATTGTGAGTGGCCTAACGAGCGCTCGCGTGGTCTACGACTGTATGTGGGTCGATGCTAGACGTGCAACCGAGAAAACTGACAAGAGCAGTAGCCTGTTTGTCCCTGGGCGAGCTGGGCAGTACGCTTCGTATTTCAAGAAGCTTGCGCTTGCGCACGAAAGTGAGCGGGTGTGGGCGGAGGGGGATCTTGGCGGAAAACCATGTGAGTCGAAGGGTGAAAGAGATTCTATGTATAGCAAAGGGGTGTCGTCGTACCAGTATTCGATGCCCAAGGTTCCCAGATACGCACGGCGTTTGGGATTAACTGAAAAGAATCAAAGAAACACGGTGAAAACTGAATGGTCAAAGGGTGTTATAAGGGGAAAAGAAGGCGGGTTTGAGAAGAGTGGATCCCTCGTACCTAAGGGGTTCCGGCTGAACGAGGATGTGAAGTTTGGGGGATGGAGGCCTGTTCCAGGCGCTAACCTTGTCCCACCAGAGAACTGGCTTTCGGCGTATCAGGGGAGCAATTTTGAAAATCCTAGGGAAGTCCCGAAGAAGGATATCAAGCCGGTAAGGAAAAGCAACAAATATCGCGCTGTTTTACGAACAGTTAAAGCGGACATTGGGGCTATACATTACCGTCGTGCTCTACCCGGCGTATTGTCAGAGATCCGTATGGTAGGTCAGCTGGGTTTGGAGGCGGTTAGAGGGTGGACGAGGGGGGGGTTGCGGTTTTTGGGTTAAATCAAAGAAAGGCAGGAAGAGGGCTCGTCTACGGACAAGATCGCCCCGGGGGGCCGCCATACCCCCAACTGTGTACTTGCCGGGAGATAGTTGTTGAGTACGTCGCAAACGCGCATGGCGCACTAGCTTTTGAACGTTTCAACTGTTTACCTCGGTTTTTCGGGCATTGACATAGTCGGGAGTATAAACTCGTACACGATCTTGGTATGATCGCTATGTGAACGCGTGAGCTTTGACCCATA